GTCATCACCATTATTAATAAATCTGGCGTTCACTTTCCTAGCGTCACAGTAAGCATGCACCATGTTACACATCAGCAGCACGTTACCTAGAGCGGTGTTCATATCACCACTAAACCTTCTACCTCGCACAGAGTACTTGAGGTGGCCATCATCCGCATACGCTGAACCGAGATTATTCATCTGCCAGTCCAGGAGCAGGTTAAGTTCTTGATAACGAGGGTACATTCTCTTGTAGTAGGAGTGTTCCCACCCCAACATTGTCTCACTTACGTGCATATCGAATTTGGTTGCATCCAATCCAACAGCCACAGGTGCCGCAAAGCTCTCCCATGTGCTGCGGATGATATTTCCAACCTCCACAACGTTGTATCCCTTCATTACCGTGGGCCCGCCACAAATTCTATCAATCGCTCGATAGATTCTATGCTCGATTCCTTTTATGTAAGTCCCTAACATTAGGTTGTATCTCGGATTCCGGGGTTGTATTATCCTCGGAGCTTTCGACAAGTCGACCATTTCGTTCTTGACGAATGCAATTGACACCGAATCTCGTCGGCACAGCGGCGTCTCGTCCAAGGACTTTAGTGCATTGCCGTAAATGGTTCGCTTACGTCCAGAGTACATCTCTACTACCTGTAGAGGGGAAAGTCTGGAGGGTTTCCTCATTATCGACAAGACCTGTTCCTTAAACACCTTCAATCTTTGCCGCACCACCTTGCCGTTAGGCACTGGCGGAGCAACAAACACACCGTCAACTTTACAGAAATACATACGCTCGAGTAGAGCACACTCGATTGTACCTATGTCATTATTGTTTATACCCATGTTGCTGTCGGGGCTTACCAACTCAATTCTTCGCAACAACCGGGGTTGGACTTCAGCATAGTCTCTACACACTCGTAAGACCGCATGCTGCAGGCTTGATCGCTTGCTGCATCCGAGCGTGGTGACCATGCGCCCTCAACGTCCATTCGGACGCCGAGATCCGAAATGTCGCCACATATAACGCACCCATCCGAACCAACCGACCAGTTCATCATGTGGGTCGTCATATTGACGCATCATTTCGCGCGCAATCGTGGTATTGAGCATTTTCTTAGCAAAAACGTCCTCATGGTCCGGGATAAACACCCCCGCGACCGCCCGCTCAATAATCCTACGCTGTTCCGTATACCGTACTCCATGCTGAGTCATAATTTTTATAGCGGCACGACGCACCGCTGCCCTGTCAGCCGAGGTATCCTTCGGCACTCCAAAACGGATCTTAAGCTGCCTGGTGAGTTGGATCGCGTAAGGCACTCTACGATGGACTCTAAGGTGACATTTTTCCACCAAAGGCGTAGTGTCGTATGCGATTCCATCTCGCACCTTAAACTCTGGATTTGGCTCCGCCGTCAAATTCTCACTTCGAGTATCAGACGGAGCGTAACCAGCACCGGACTCATCCACAAAATCAACTTGTGGGCCGGCTTCTCTATCTACCACATCGCGACCTGTAACAGGCCCTTCCTCGCTGATTGATGCGAAATGGTCCACTAACTCGCAGACCTCCTCATTTAGAAGGGATGTCACGTAACTCTCCGCAGACCAGCAGATCTGACGGGACTTAAATAAAAACCCAATAAACATTAATACAACAAATGCTCCAGACACGAGCCCGGTTATGAAGGTGGTAGCTTCAACACCGGGGAGATACTCTTGAAATTCGTTAATTGCGCTCATGATTGAATAAAATGGGTTTTGGGGGTGGTCTGTTTACGCACAGCCAGGCGTGGAAGAATTGCAGATCCAACTGCTGCAAATTGTTAACCTGATTAGCTTCAGGATTGTGATGCCCCTCCTACGCACCACACAGTGACACCCTACGGTGTCCCCTATAGCTCCGTTCGATGCTGTAATGGGTGTGCGAGGTCCATTACGACGCACCGACTAAATTCGGCAGTCCTGCGACCCTCTAATACGGGCCTAGCCAACATTCCCACCGGAGCAACCGTGCTAATAGGTCACTCAAGGCATTGATGGAGGATCAACTACTTTTCCACTTCTTCGTTGTCCTGACCCATCACCTGGTATACACCACTCCTGCCAGAGGATAAA